GAGGGTAACTTCACTTGTGTATGCCGGGGATTTGACGCAACGATTAAGGTTATAACCGCTTATTTAGAGGGGAAGATTGAAACCGAGGTGAAATAATGAAAAACTTTATAACTCAGATGCAGCATCAACACGAAAAGAATTTACAGCTTGCGAGTTTGGCTAAAGATTTGGTTCTTTTCACAAAACTTAGGGCGGATAGAGGACTGTCCACGACACAAATTCTGGCCCGTATGATGGCCCGTATGATGGGTTGGAATATACTCCCCTGGAGCCTAAAACTTTTCGTGAGGAACTTCAGGATGATACGGATATATGGTTGGGATAAGGGGATAGCTGAAAACTATCCCCCTTAATTCATGCGCTAAATAACACTACAGTATAAACCCAAAATATCACGACCGCCAGGATTATCATTACGCCAGACCATAAGATTTCATCATAGGCGTATGGATAGATGAACTTTCTTAATATATATTCAATCCTGTCGAGCATTAAAATTCCTTGTTGGGCGAGCGAGTGATATCTAACACGCCTTTTATGTTTGATTCTTGTGAGCATTTAGACCCCCTTTATTGATTAACATATAACATTACAATGCTCAATTATATCTACAATTTCCGTTTCTTCAATTAATTCATGTTTAAAATTATAATCGACCTCGCTGATAATTTCCTCCACAATAGCGTCTGACACGTTTCGGGACAGATCTATTTTTACCTTTATCCAAATTATTGTTTTTTCCATGCCATCACCTCCCTTTATGTTCTTTATTATCTGCGGCCCACCTTTTATTTCCCGAAGTAATTGTTTAAATTCGTCATCAGTAGGTTTAAAGACTTTTATATGTTTCCTCATTCAATTCTATCCTCCTTTATATTCTCACGTTTAAATACTTAACAATTAATCTTTCGATTATCATCTCAAGCAATCCCATAAATTCATCAGCCGTTTGTTTGTCAACCCTCTTGATAAACTTAGAATATGGGAATATGATTATAATCTTGCCGTCTGTGTGTTCGATTTTAAGCATTTTATTCACCTTGTTGAATATCAATAAACCTAATACTCATACTATTACCAATAGGCATAGGCTGTCTGCTTTGTAACAAACTTCGCATAGCTTCCGGCCTTGATTTAAAATACTTACTACTTAAACACCCGTTACACTTTTCAATAACCTGCCATTTCATATATTTATTATATTCACTTGTTTTCCGTTTAACTGTGGTTATTGCGTGTTGAAGTGATGCCTCAAAACCGTCTGCTTTAAGAATACGCATCGCATCATCACAAGATTTTTTACTGGTCGGTTCGTAATACATAATCATCCTCCTTACCCCGGCGAACCGGGGCGTTATTGGTTTATAGTGATTGCTGGTCTTTAATGTTCTTTAGCCACATATTGGCAAAACTTACATGGTCTTTCTGCATAGCTGGCTTAAACTTCCACTTACCATCATCCATAAAAAGAGATTCCTCATAAACTGGCGGAATAGCCTGCTGAAACATGCAAGGGAAAACTTTACCGCTTGATTTATGCACTATAAAACACATTTCCGGGTCTTGGCACATATCACCGTTCTGTTTGAAGTAATGAGCGAATGAATACATATTTCCAATGTCATACGTGCCGACCTTCTCAACTACCAAGGGCATGAAAGTATCATTTGTATTGTCAATCTTTTTATAGTTTCGCCGATTTCCTTCCATGTCTTCAGTGATACTATTGAATATTTTAGTCGCTGTTTTATTTAATGGTTTCATATTTTCCTTTCAGCCGGAGCCATAAAGACCCCGGCTTTTTTGTTATGCTATCGCCTGTGAGGTTTCAGACTCAAGGTCGTTTGAACCCCACATAGTTCTTATGTTATCCATTGAAAAACTCTTTTTACTCTTTTTTCGATACTCCCCTTCATGCCAGTACCATGATTTTTTATTCCCGGCGAACTTAAAACCAGCTGCTTTCAACTGGTCTTTATAATTATATGTGTCACCAGTTACCCACAACCAAGACCCGACAATCTCACCCTCAATTTTTGGGAAGGTCTTAATCGTATTCCAGAGCTTCGACATCGTTTCAGTCAATGGAGTTGCGTTCTTTGCGTTCCACATATTACCGGTCGTCCAGTCAATCTCTTTAAGTAGCTCGAAAGCTAAATTGACAAGTTTCATTATCTCAACATTTCCGCCCTGGTCGGGATGAAATTTAAAACTTGCTTCGCGATATGCGGCTTTCAGTCCTTCGGTTGTCTTTTCCTTTGGCATGAGAATTGATAAAGCTTGTGTTTTGTTCATTGTGTGTCCTCCCTTGTGTTATGTGTTAGTTAAATACATCACTTATTATATATTCCTAAACCTCTAATAGACTCAACAGCACTTGACAATATACCTACGCCGCCGATTGAATCACGCCTGTAAATTTGAATAAAAATAGGTGTCCAGCCTGTTGACTTCCCAACATAAAACCGGGCCTTTTTTCCATCCGTCCTGCATCCATACCCTGTGAAATCTTCAAAGCCATCTTCCCAGGTCACTTCAACCCGTTCGCCGCTATCAAAATACTTTTCAAACCTTGTGTCTATCTCTGAATAATTCATTTGCTTTCCTGATTTATGGTATTCTGGTCTGTTCATGTCCTGCCCTCCTGTTGATTGTTAATTAAATACCCGCAGTATCCCTCGATATACTCAAGGGATAGAACGGAGTTTAATTATATATCCGTAAGGAATATTCTTTCTTTGTTAATTTGCATTTGTCTGCCATTCCAAATAACAACAGCATCACCACCATGCCACCCTCTAAAATTTACAGGGTATCTTTTTAATCTATCAAAAGCATCTTCAAAATAAACGGTATCATTAACATTCGGATTTATTTGTTCGGTTTTCATATCCTACCCTCCTGTTGATTGTTAATTATTCATCGGCACTTTCGATTTCCCATTCATTTTCAGTTGACCAGCAAAACATTTCCAGCCCTGCTTCAACTTCTTCCGCATTCTCACCTTCACGCAAGAAGTTTTCTTCTACAAATCCGGATTTATTGATCAGCTTACATCTAAATGTTTTCATATCCTACCCCTTTTAATTGCGTTTATGCTCGGTAAAATAATAAATTTAACCCATGAGTTATAGTTTATCGCTGCGCTTCCTGGATATCCAGCCATAACGGGCACAATGTAATATTTCCCAGCTTTCAAACAAGCGTCATGATCAAAGCAGCCAGCATCGTTTATATCGGCTGACAAAATACTGCCTGTCCAATATGCCTTTTTCCCTGTGCTTGACGTTAGCTCTAAAATCATTTTATCCCTCCTGTTGATTGTTAATTAAATTCCCGCAGTATCCCTCAACTATATGTCAAGGGATAGAACGGAGTTTAATTAGATAATAAATTGGTTCAAAAAACCATCATACATATTCAAACTGTGAATTGTGTGTGACAGGCAGGCGTTGTCAAGACTTTCCAATTCTGTCTCTAAACTACTTCCTATAAAGCTGTAAAATGCTGCCCCTGCGTCTTTTAAACCCTCTTTGACATCTTCCATGCTAATAAAAGCAGTTTTGATAACAGGCGGGTTCAACTTTGTGTGTTCCGTGTCACTATGGTTTATACAAATAATAGTTTTATCTGTCTTGGGATTGCGTATCAGGCCATACTCATACAAACTGATAATTATTGATGCGTCTATTGTGTCAGTAAATTTCATGTTTTATTCTCCTTTTATTTTGCGTTTATACTTGTTTAATATCCCTCCTGTTAATTGGTTATTCGTAACAGTCATAAAGTTCTATGTCTCTGTTGCTGCCTCCTATTTGATTGTTTCCAATATATAAAGCAATCTCTATGCCAACCGCTATAAATCAGCTAAAATAATCATAACATATCAAAATAACTAACAATAAAACTAATTAAGGAAGATATTAATCAAATTATTATCTAATAACACTTGACGTAAAATGTTCAAAGTTATCATACCTGTTACAAAAAACGGCAATAAATCCCATAACCATACGAAATAACAATAATAAAAATCATAGTCAAAACAAGCAAATTTGACAAAAATTGTGAAACCCTGTTCAGTCGCAACATATTGACAAAATAAAGCTTGACATACAATATCTCCGGATGTTAAGGGATATATATGCAACATGAAAATACACAGCCGTGAAAAACACGGGATCAACGGATATGATAACAGAGAGAGCAATATATAATAAATAGACTCAAGACACATAATCTGTAATACCGTACTTAATAGGAAGTCAAAGAGCGGAGCTATGAAAGCAGACAAAACAAACCACTTCCCAAATGCCGAACAATCCAAAAAAGAATACGGCGCTCAAATCCTACAAATAAGAGCCAACCGAAAACCAACCGACCACGAACAAATACTTTCAGCACTCTCAAACATCCAAGACAGAATAGAAGATATACACGCATACATTACCATTACTAAACACGAGATCGTTGCAGGAATAGCCGATATGGAAGCCAAAAACACGGCAAAAGACAACATTAACGGAATAAGCCATAAATGACATTGTTAAACTCAAGAAAGGTTTCCGGCGATGAGTTCACTGATTCTGTAAGCATTGCTTTTATGTTGTTCTGGAGAACGCAGTTGCAGTTAAGGAAAAAATGGAAATCACAAATTAAACAATACGGATTTACAGTATAAAATGACATACATAAACGAACGGCAGTCACCCTGGACAATTAAAACAAATAAACTCGATAAAGATAATAAAATATCAATGATAATCACAATGGATGTAAATGCCTGGACGGAGTTAGAACACGTCGAAAAAGGCGGAATAAAAGAACTCCAAAGATCAATAATACATGCAAAGAATCATCTTTTAAAGGATAAGATATAAACAGGGAGGAAATCATGGAAGACGTTATTAAATTTAAAAACGGAAAAGAATTATCCGCGGATGATTATAAATTACTAAGCATGGAATAAACTCAATGCCTGATCCAACACCAGCAATAACACCTGAGAAGCTGACAGCTCTTGATATGGCATGGCAATTAGGGCTAACAGACACAAATGCGTGTAAATTCGCCGAATTAGAACCAAGAGCGTTATACAGGCACCAAGAACGTAATCCAGAATACTGTCAGCACAAGCTTTACATGAAAGCTTACCCAAACATTAGAGCTGAACAGACGATAACTAATGACCTTGACTCTATCTCTACAGCCAAGTGGTACGCAGAACGAACCATCGAGAAGTTTAAACCTAAGAAGGACATTAATGTTAATCACTACGCTGTGATATCAGACGAGCAGCTACAGGCTAGAATAGAGCATTTATCCCATGCGCAGCTTGAGAACGACGCAGAAGAGGCAGAATATGAGGAAATCAGTGAAAATGACGAATCCACAAGTGGTTGATTTTATTAGCTCGAATCATGAAGTCACACGGGGTGGAGACCATGATTAACTGGGCAGCTATTATCCTCTTCTCGTATGGAGCTTGCTGTGTTCTTTGGATGGCATCCATTCTTATACTTTTAGAATATAAGTTTACATACTGTTTTTTATCGGACGTTGTGAAATCAGGCATCGCTAAAGATATCAAGGGCTTAACTGAATGACGCGCGAATCTCAATCAATATCAAGAGATATTACAATGATAAACAGAGGTGCATTATGACATTGGGATGCTTCGTGTTTGGTTTTGCAATGGGCGTGGCCTTCATGAGCTTACTGGATCTGCTTGATGGATGAGGTTAAACCATACGCCAAGCCAGGGCTAACTCAGATAAACGTCTGGATTGCCTGGTTATGCTATTTATTTGCGGTTTTCTCTGGTGACCTGGCAGGGCTCGACCGGGGGCGGGGGGTGGATTTCCATGTGTGATAATACGGTTACCTCCCCTATCTGTGTATTATCTGAAACTGAGCGGTACCATATTATTGGTGTTCCGATATGAATCCTGAATACAAAGGCGTTTCGTATGATAGGCAGAAAAAAATGGAAATACCTAAAAAGCTAAAGATAGGCGGTCACAAGTTTGACGTTTTATTTCCATATGTTTTTACTGAAAGAACAGACCTTGTAGTTGGACAATGCCACACAGAGCAAAACAGAATAAGAATTTCAAAAATAGATGGTACGGGAGAACTAATATCAGAATCGGGAATAAGTGTAACGTTGATACATGAAATTTTACATGCTGTTGATAATATAACTGGTCATGGTGTGTTTTGTCAAAACGAAAAGGCGATAGAAGGTTTTAGTGAGTGCATGTATCAAATACTGGTCGATAATAAAGAGGCCATTTTAAAGTTTATAAATGGAACAAATGAATGGCCCTAACTCGTAAACAATCTGAAGAATACCTTGCTTTATTAGAGGAGCAGGATAGGCGCAAGAAACAGAATAGGATTTCTACGTTTTATCCAGACAAAGGGCCATTAAGTCGTGAATTTTATCCAAAACACATGGCATTCTTTGCAGCAGGGGAGGAACACAGGGAACGTGCTATACTCGCTGCGAATCGTGTGGGAAAATCTGATGGAATTGGGGGGTATGAAAGTTCTTTACATTTAACAGGGCAATATCCTAAATGGTGGGTTGGGAGAAGGTTTAAAGATCCTGTGAATGCTGTTGCTGCTGGTGACACCGGGACTACTGTAAGGGATATTGGTCAGAGTATATTATTGGGTCCGCCTGAAGCGCCCGGAACAGGATTGGTGCCGGGTAAGTTTATTAAGAAGACTAGGCCTAAAGCTGGTGGAATACCGGACGCGATTGAGAGTGCCTATATTGAGCATACTTCTGGAGGGCTGAGCCGATTAGTTTTCAAGAGTTATGCTGAGGGTAGGGAAAGTTTCCAAGGGACTCGTAAGGACGTTATTTGGCTGGATGAGGAGCCTCCTGAGAGTATATATGGAGAATGTTTAATGAGGACTATGGGAACGCCTATTTTTCCTCCCGGTATGATTTTATGCACATTTACGCCTTTATTGGGAATAAGCAATGTTGTTGATATGTTTTTACCTGATGGAGCTATTCCTGGGGAGATGGGAATGGTGGTGAATTGATGAAATACAAGCACGTATCATATGGTTTAGGGTTTAGGGTAGACCGTAGCTCCCTACCTAAAACTTATGGCTGGTACACAAGGAATGGCAAGCGGAGGTTAAGGAATTACCATCGTGAGTTAAAAAATGGTATGGGTTTAAGTTTTACAGAGGTGCTTGTTGAAAAGTTCAAACAGAATTACGAGAACCTTCCAATACATTTTAAGCCTTTATTTAAAAAACGGCTAACATATGAGTAAATTCGTAATAATGGCAACTTGGCAAGATGCCCCACACCTTTCCGAAAAGGAAAAGGCTGATTTATTAAGCGAAATTCCGCATTATCAGCGTGATGCCCGCACAAAGGGTATTCCTCAGTTGGGTTCGGGTGTGATTTATCCTATGGACGAAGAGGATATTGTTGTTAAGGATATGGAAATACCTCTTTGGTATAAAAAGATTTACGGATTTGATGTTGGTTGGAATTTCACTGCTGCTGTTTGGATAGCGATTAACCCTGAAGATGATGTTGCTTATATATATTCGGTTTACAAGCGCAGTAAGGCCGAGCCTATCATTCACGCTGCTGCTATAAAGTCTAGGGGATGGTGGATACCTGGAGCTATTGATCCTGCATCTACTGGGAGTTCACAACGCGATGGTAAAAAACTGATAGATGATTACGAAGGATTGGAATTGAATTTATTTTATGCAGACAATGCTGTTGATGCCGGATTACAAAAGGTTTGGCAAGCACTATCTACTGGAAAATTAAAGGTATTTAAAAGCTGTTTGCCTTGGTTTGAGGAATTTAGGCGCTATGCAAGAGATGTAAAGGGTAAAATAATTAAAAGGAACGATCATTTAATGGATGCAACACGTTATGCGGTGATGAGTTTGGATATGGCGGAAGAAAAACCTGATGAGGATGAGATTAATGTTGACACACAGAGAAAAGTAGCGTATGCGTGGTAGAGTAGAAGAATAGTAGAATAGAAGAACTTTAATTATGAGAAATCTAAAAGAAATGAGGATTCCAGCAAGAACACCACGACCCAATGACCCTGATTACTGGAAAGAAGAAATTCTTATAGATGCCAATAGGTTTGGGAGGGATGTAGTCTCGACTGATGGGTGCTACAAAGAACCCACATTGGTTGCAAAAAGATTTAAAAATATGCTTGAACGAATTACCTCTAAAGAGCATGTTAAAACTTTATACGTAAGGACGGTGAGTGGATAAACTACAAAAGTACATGGAAATGCCAAACATTGCCGACTCGTTAAATAAATCTGAGGACGGCAAGAGACTTCTTGGTGAAATCGGTATGAGGGTCGATGAAGAGTTTAAAATTGATGACCAAAGCCGTAGGGATAGTGGATGGTTGACTCGTCAAGAAGAGGCAATGAATTTAACAATGCAAGTTGAGGACATTAAAAGCGAACCTTGGCCCGGTGCTGCTAATGTAAAATATCCGCTTCTCACTACCGCTTGTGTGCAATTTTCAGCAAGGGCGCTCCCTAATATTATAAAAGGCCGGGACATTGTAAAGGGCAAAGTCACAGGCAAGGATGAGAATGGGAAGAAAGCGGCACGTGCAGCACGAATTTCTGAGTTCATGTCTTATCAATTCACGGAACTTATGCCTGATTGGATGGAGAATAATGATAAACTATTAACTTCATTGCCGATAACAGGCTGTATGTTCAAGAAAACATTCTATTCTCCGGTTGCAGGAACTAACATATCAGAGAGAATTTTTCCCAAAGACCTTGTAATGCACTATAAAACAAAAAGCATGGAGAGATGTTTTCGTAAAACTCACATAATTGAATTATATCCTAACGAGATTGAGGAACGTATTCGTAGTGGGTTATTTTTAGAATATGATTATCAGAGAGCGTCAGGCGATGACGGCAGAGAAAATGACGAAGATGCTCCTCATACTTTTTACGAGCAACACAGATTATGGGATTTAGACGATGATGGATATAAAGAACCTTACATTGTCACATATCACAAAGACAGCCAGAAGGTTGCCAGGATAGTAGCTGGATATGACATTGATTCAATATCCGCTTCCGCTAAAAACAATCTATCAGCCAAGCGTGGAAAGGTACAAAGAATAGAACCTATTGAATACTTTACTAAATTCCCATTTATGCCTTCCCCGGATGGATCTATATACGATATTGGATTCGGTACGTTACAAACTCCAATTAATAAAATCATAAATCAAGCAACAAATTTACTTTTAGACAGCGGTACAATTGCGACTCTTGGAGGTGGTTTTCTGGGGCGCGGGATTAATCTCGGAAGAAACAGGGATTCAGGGCCGATACTCTTCAAACCCGGAGAATGGAAAAGCATTAAGGTTTCCGGCGATGATTTAAGAAAAGGGATAGTTCCATTGCCGGTTAAAGAACCTTCAAACGTATTATTTTTATTACTTGGTATGATGATTGAAGCTGGTGAGAAAATGTCTTCTGTAGCCGATGTGCTTACCGGGGAGTCTCCCGGTCAAGAAGTTCCAGCCACAACAACACTGGCGCTTATCGAACAGGGACTAAAGGTTTTCAACGCTGTATATGGGCGAGTTCATAGGAGTTTAGCGTCTGAATTTAAAAAACATTATAAATTAAATAAAAAACATTTGGCTCCACACACATATTATACTGTTGGTGACGATGTAAAAGAAATGCCAAGGAAAGAGTTTGATGATTCTGATTGTGATGTGCAGCCCGTCAGCGATCCAACGGAATCCACCGACACACAGAGGCTTATTAAGGCTGAAGCCCTAGGTAGTATGATGGGTCAGGGATTGAATGATAAAAAAATACAGCGCAGAAAACTTGAAGCGATGAACATACCGGATATTGATGAGTTGTTGGTGGATGATGATGGTAAGCCGATACCCCCTCCACAAGATCCAAAGGCTGTTGCTGAACAGCAAAAACAGCAAATGGAACAACAGAAGGTGCAAATGGAAGCGCAATTTAAACAACAGGAACATCAATTAAAGGTTGCTGAATTTCAGATGAAATTTGAAAAGAACCAACAGGACATTATTGAATCACGAACAAAATGTATTCTTAATATAGCAAAAGCAGAAGCGGCTGAGAATGGGCCACAGGTAGATATGTATAAGACACAATTAAAAAGTATAGACGAGAGGTATAAGGCAAATGCACAAAGGATGGTTGCAGCAAGAGGAAACGCAGCGGGTGGTCAAGGAAATGGAGCGCCAAATTCTTGAGAAAGCCTATGAGATAGGTAGTGGGGTGGCGTTACGTGATACTGCTGATGAGACAGCGATAAAATATGCCACTGAGGTTGGAGAAGTTTCAGGTATGCAACACAGTCTTGATTTTTTAAGAGAGGGGTTTAATGATGAAGATAATTCCAGTTGAGTATAAATGTTTAATAGAGTTAGAGGAAATTGAGAAAGTGTCAGCCGGTGGAATACTTTTACCGGAATCAGCAAAGGAAACAGCGGCATATAGGCAAGAGGTAGGAACGCTCCTCGCATGTGGTTCAAGAGCATTTGAGGATTGGGGAGTCGGGAATATACCGAAAATAGGGGATAGAATTTTGATTAATAAATATTCAGGTGCCACGATTCAATTGTCAGTAGGAGCGAGGATGACATTACGCCTGGTAAACGATAAAGATATAACAGCTATATTGGAGGAAGATGATGGATAGAGATTATGAAGCAGAAGCCAAAAAATATGGCTGGATTCCCAAGGATGATTTTAAGGGCGAGCCTGAAATGTGGAAAGAGGCCCAACAGTTTGTAGAGGATGGAGAGCAGATTCTACCTATTGTTAAGGGTAATCTTAAAAAGCAACTTGAAAAGACTGAACTGTTAGAAACGCAATTAAGAGATACCAATACAAAAATAGATAAAATGGGGCAGACCTTTTCAGAGTTTAATCAATATCACACACAGACCGTCCAGAAAGCCGAGGAGAGGTCTTACAAGAAGGCTATTGGTGATATTGAGGCAAAGCAACGCGCTGCGGTAGAAGAGAGCAACACGGACGAATTTGACGCGCTGGCGAAGGAAAAGCTAAGGCTACAGAATGAAAAGATTGATGCGAATGTACAATTAGCCCAACAGCACCAAAATCAACAGGCTCCAATTCCAACACCGGAAGCTGTAGATTGGGAAAAGAATAATTCATGGTATAGGACTGATCTTGAAATGACAGCATTTGTCGATTCTATAAGTCCTTATATTTACAATGAGAACCCTGGATTTCCACCCCCACCGGCAAAGTTTTTTAAGAGATTGTCGGACGAGGCGAAAAAGAAATTCCCTGACAAGTTTGAGCCACCTACTTCAAATCAAAGAGTGGAAGGTGACACAAGCGAAAAGGGCGTATCAAAGGGCGGTAACGGAAGAGGATATAATGATTTACCGGCAGAGGCTAAGAAAATTTGTGACAGATTTGTTGATGAAAAACTGTTGGACAAGAAACAATTTCTTAAAGACTATGATTGGGAGTTAGCTGCTACTGAATAAGAATACATAAAATATTGGGCAGTCTTCAGCTATGCAGGTTGGAGATTTAAATAAAGAGGGCAAGTACGGGCCGTACTAGGAGAAATCCTACCGTATTTGCCCTTTTTGTTTGCCCGTAAAAGGAGATTGAAAAATGAGTGAGTTTAAATGTGAGATTTGTGAAAAAGAATTTAAAAGTTTGCCGTCATTAAATAGTCATAAATGGCATTGCAAAAAGAAAATAGAAACAGATGAGAAGATTAAAAAACTACAGGCTGAATCAAAAGAGCTTGAAATTGTTACTGAAAAACAGGAAGAAGAACAGGAGGAAGCAAGACAGGAAAAGCGTAGAGAGAGAATACCATTAGGTACTCCAAGACCAAAACTATCATTTGATGTTCCACCTGGAAAACATGGGCGTATTATTAACGATAAACCAGGAAGGTTAGAGAACGCTCAAAGAGGTGGTTATGAATTCTATAGAGATCGTGATGGCGGAAAACTTGGGGATGACGATGGTAATTCTGATATTGGTTCTGGAACAAGTAGGGTTGTCGGCACGAATGAAGCCGGGGGCCCACAGAGGGGTTATTTAATGGTTATCGACCGAGACCTCTATGACCAAGATCAAAAAGCAAAACAGGTAGAAATAGACAGGACAATGGAATCAATTAAACGTGGAGTACATGATGAAAAGCCCGATGACCGGAGATACGTTCCGGAAGAGGGCATAAAAATAAGCCGAGAAATCGGCCAATAAGGAGAATTTAAAATGGCTAATGTAGATGCTCCGTTTGGGTTAAGACCTATACGGATGAGAGGCGGTGCCCCTTATAATGGTGCAGTAAACAAGTACGAGATTAAATCTGACTTGAATGCCGCACTATATATAGGTGACCCCGTTATAAAAACAGGAACCTCTAACTCTAGGGGTATGCCTTACGTACAAATAGCAACACTTACAGCCAGTAACGCCGTTACAGGTGTTATTGTTGGCTGGGAGGGGCCACCGAACACAGCTAATTTGGAGCAGCAGTATTCTGTTGCATTGAACAAATCTATAGCTTTGGTTTGTGACGACCCTGATGTTGTTTTTCTTATAAAGGATGATGCGAGTGCTGTTCCTGCGGTAACCGATGTGGGAACTAACGCCTATATGTCTAATACTGATGGCGGAAGCACCACTACAGGACTTTCCGGGGTTGAATTGAATCTTACAACACCCGCAACCACTTCGACATATCAGCTAAAGATTCTCAGGCTGTACGATGTTGAAGGCAATGATATAGCCATTAACGCTATATGGGAAGTCATAATCAATAATCACACCGAAGCTCACGGTACAGACGGAATATAAGGAGGGTGTAAAATGGGAGTTATAACTACTGGAAATCACCCTGCTGCTTTATGGCCCGGAATTAAAGCGTGGTGGGGACGAACCTATGGAGAACATAGTGTAGAATATACCACTTTGTTTGAAATGGAAAGTTCGACTAAGAATTATGAAAAAGACGTACAGGTGACAGGCTTTGGCCATGCGCCGATAAAAGGCGAAGGCGCTAGCGTAACCTACGATTCCGAGGTTCAGGGATTCAGCACTACCTATACTCATGTGGCTTATGCTCTTGGGTATATAGTGACCCGTGAGGAAAGAGATGACTGTCTATATGAGATGGTTGGAAAACGTAGGGCACAGGCAAACGCTTTCTCTATGAGGCAAACTAAGGAAACCATCGGTGCCAATGTCTATAATAGGGCATTTAATAGCGATTATGCTGGTGGTGACGGTACGGAACTTCTCGCTACCGATCATCCATCATTAGCTGGAGATTGGGCCAATATGATTTCTGCTGATCTTTCTGAAGCTTCTCTTGAGGATTTGTGTATTCTTATCATGGGGCTAACAAATGATAAGGGTTTGAAAATCAATCTTATGCCTAAATCACTTGAAGTACCACGGCAGCTTTGGTTTGAAGCTAATCGTATTCTGAAATCAACACTTCAGAGTGATTCCGCCAACAACGACACCAATGTACTCAAGATGACCAATGCAATTCCTGGTGGAATACATATTAATCATTATTTTACCGACACTGATGCGTATTTCATGAGAACAAACGCACCAAGAGGAATGATTGGTTACAATAGGGCAAAAGATGATCTCAAGAGAGACAATGACTTTAACACGGACAATGCCCTTGCGAAAGCATATGAGCGTTATTCATTTGGCTGGACGGATCCTCGCGGGTTGGTGGGATCTGACGGAACATAATGATTTAAATGGGTAAGTGGGTGTGTAAATCATTCAGGCACCCTGTTGAGACATACAGGGTGTCCCTAGAGGAGGATGAACAATGACTTTAACAAATTTCCCTAACGGAATAACAAGTTTTGGAAGTACAGTTCACGGTGGAACAGCCCCTGTAATGGGCAGAGAGTTTTTTGTCCGGAAAACAACTGATGCTGGTTATGAGAAGTGGAAGAAAGCAATGAAGCATACGGTACGGGGTGGTGGACAGGCTGTTCATACTACGATTAATTCCGCTATTACTGCTGCTGCCGATTTTGACACAATCTGGGTATATCCGGGTCAATATGTGGAAACGGCTACGATTGCCATGACTCAAGATAGTTTAAGATTACTTGCTGTTCAGACGGGGCCGAATAAAGCTCTAACCAGAACAGAGATTAGGCAGTACGGTGGAACTGAAACACCCTGTATTACTGTGACCGGACATAATTGTGAAATAGCTGGGTTTAGAATTACCCCTTATCTAAGTGCGGACGGTATCGGTATTTCTGTAGGTGAGACTGTAGCAACTTATGGAACTTGGATTCACGATAACTATTTTTATTCTGTTACTGGTGGTCACCAAAGCACTCATATCAAATATGGAAATGCCAGTTATAATGCTGATTCTACATATATCAGCGATAACTACTTTCTTGGTGGTGGGGGTATGGGAGCATCAGCCGCTAATTACACGGTTGAGGCTGTAAGTGGAACATTTTCGACAATTGTTGGGAATAGGTTTGTTTGCTACGGAGGGACTACTGATTCAATTACGATTAAGGTGAGCAGCACTGTCCAGAGACTTCAAATTCTTGACAATGTTTTTATGGCATTTGAGACAGGAACCATACTTTGTATAGATGTTGGAAATACCACAGACGGACATACCTGGCTTGATGGTAATAAGTTTATCGGTCATACGGCTAATGCTAATTGTTATGATTGGGATGCAGATAATTCAGGATTGAATTATAGAGGTCATACCGCAATTAGTTCATAAGGAGACAACATGGACACCACTTGTAGTGCCTGTAATGGCGATGGAAGTTCTGGAGTTGTGTGGGATAAACTTATTCTAAATACAACCATAACGACCAATGTAATTAAGTCGTACCAAGTCTTAGAATGCCTTGACGCTACAGAACACGCTGCCCTGACCGACACACAGAAAGACAAAGTACAATAACCTTTAGAGCGCCCCTTGTGGGCGTTACTAATGTAACGCTTTAAAGGAGAATAAAAATGAGTACACCAAGAAGATTTCTAAATGGAGTTTCAAGCGTAAATGCAAGTCATCCACTCGCCCAATTTCCATATCTTGACCCGACTACATGGTCTATATGGATGGAAGATTTTCTTCATTATGACATAGCGCAGGGTGATGCAGCATGGATTCTTGACCAAGTTAATGCTGGAGAGGATGCGGTTGTTGGGCCAACAGGAGTTCTTACTCTTACCTTAACTGGAGCGAGTGATTCTCTTGGATTACAACAGTCAAACGGTGCATATCAACTTACCTCAACAAAAAAGGCAATCATTGAAATCAAGGCTAAAATTGTAAAGGGTGGTGGAACTATAGGGCAAGAAGGCTTTGTTATGGGTTTAACTTCAGTTCAGACAACAACAAACTTCATGGATGCCCCGCCTCCGACAGCAAGGGCTTTTGATGACGGTATTGGTTTTATGAGTTATGATGCCTCAACTGCTCTCCAATGTTTTATGGGAGAGGCAGATACGTTTTCTATTGATGCCGCCGCTTCAACGTATGCCGATGACACATGGATGGTACTTACAATTTATTGGGATGGTTCACAGGCAGAATTTTATAAAGATGATGCGCTTATAGCCACAGTGTCTACCAATCCCCCGACCTCTGTAATTTCCCCTGTATTCTTTATAAGCGCAGGAGAAGCGCAGACCGATGCACTTCATGTGGATTATGCTTTAGTGGCTATTGAGCGATAAGGGGGTATCATGTCTGATGAAGTTTACGTAAAATACATATATCCTCCTCACTTTGATGGCGATACAATGACTCCTCCGAGGCGCTGGACTGTCGAATTGATAGGGATTAGTGACGGTTCAGGAGAGACTAATGTTTCAAAGATATCTCTTGGAAATCACCTTACACAGAACGGAGACATTGCTTCTTATTTTATAATCGAGAAGATAAACTATCAATGTACTGGTTTTTCATCTGTAAAACTAACTTTCGATAGGACTTTTGATGAAATCCTCACGGTACTTGGTGCTGATTCTGATGGTGAAACAGACTATACTAAGTCTGGAGGTCGTAAGGACGATGGTGTTGGTGGAAATGGTGACTTACTTCTAACCACAACCGGAGCATCAAGTGGTAATACATATTCTATCCGGGTTCAGTTCAGGGTGAAATAATGTATGTTCACGGTGCCTGGAATGCCATTTGTGATAGGTGTGGTCGTAAGTTTAAGAATTTTCAATTGAAGAAAACGTGGGATGGTTATTATGTATGTCCCAACGATTGGGAACCAAGACACCCACAGGATTTTTTGAGAGGAAAACCGGACAACCAGACTGTACCTTGGGCAAGGCCGGAACAGGAATGGAATTTTGTGGTTCCTGAGAATGTAATTCTTGACACCAAAGGGGTCGGAATTAGAGGTACTGACGGTGAATATATAACCTCAACGGAGGATTAGCGTGGCTACTTCAGGAAGTACTGATTTTACGCTCAACCGAGATGAGATTATCAGTGGGGCTTTGAGAGTCTTAGGGGTGTTGTCAACCGGGGAAACCGCCTCGCCTAATGAGATAACTGATGGCTCTGAGGCTCTTAATTTAATTATAAAAGAGCTTCAGGCTGATGGTATAGGGTTGTGGTTGAATCTCGAAGTTACAGTGACGCTGGTGGCAGATACGTATTCATACACCCTCGGACCCACAGCAGGTACGACTACAGACCCGACAACCATCTCTCGACCTATGAGTATTCTGGAAGCTCGATACGTGGACAGTGACGATATTGAGACTCCCTTAGTTGAGATGTCCCGAAATGACTACATGGCATTATCAGATAAGGATTCCTCCGGCAGACCAACAGGCTTCTACTACGACAAGAAGCTGACCGATGGGGTCATGTATCTCTGGCCTGCCCCGGATACAGCAGATTCTGTGAAGCTGACATCCAAAGAAGTTGTGGAGGATTTTGACGCAACAGCTAATAACGCTGACTTTCCTCCCGAATGGCTGAGACCTTTGAAATTCTTACTCGCAAAAGACCTGGCTCTTGAGTTCGGAATCACCGGACAGAAATTAATCGAAGTGAACGCTTATGCTAGGGAAGCCTATGACAGAGTGCTGGAATTTGATTCTGAAGATACGAGCACATTTATTGGAGTGGATTATTCAGGCGCGGGTAGTTATAGAAGGAGTTATTAATGCCTAAACTTCCTATAAATTTACAGTTTGAAGGCGGCAAGCATGAGCGCGGGTATAATTCCGATGGTGCTTGTATTGCTGGTGGATATGTGGACGATAAAGGGGTGGTGGTATCTCAGCCTGGATTGACAGAATTGGTTTCCGCCAATGTGTCTTATCTTCACACCCATTATGCATCTGCTATTTCGCGTGGGGACACCTTTATAGTTAATGAGAATGGCAGAGTTGATAAAGTTAAAGATTTAGATACTACACCAACCATTACGGCTGGTTCTGGGGATGTATTAGATTTTTACACAGGGATTGCTTTTGACCATCCTACTTGTGCCGATTTTGGGCAAACATTGTATTATGCTGCTGGAAAAAAGATATTAAAGGTTAATACTACTCCTGTAGGTGCTGAATTAACCGATGTGGACATACCAACCAATGTCAATTCAATAGCATTTTTCGACCAATATATGCTCGCCACAGAACTGTTAGGAAGCGCTTTCTCAAGAAATAACACACTACATTGGTCTGATGTTGGCACTCCCGATGCTTGGTCTGGAGATTTTGGCTCTGCTGAATATAGACCTGATAGTATAAGGTCTTTTGCTATCCGTAATAAAGAAATACTTATTCTTTGTGATGATAGTTCAGAGGTTTGGTATAACGATGGCTCGACACCGTTTCTGCCGTTGCTTGGGGCGCAAACAGAGGTTGGTTGTGCTTCACAATATTCATTAGTATGGTGCGGGGATAGGTATTTTTGGTTAAGCAGCAAGGGAGATATAGTTTACTCATCTGGGAGGGGTTCAACTGTTTTTTCACAATCTTTATCTAATTATTTGGAATTAAGGAAGCAAGTTGGAGGCACTTATTTTATTCCGCTGGAAAGTTTTGGGTATTATCTACCAATAGAAGGCAAACGATTTTACATATTTAACTATAGCGATATCACGCTTGATACTACTATAGCATGTGATATAGACACTGGCTCTTGGTATGACTGGGGAAGGTTTAACAGTAGCACTGATAAATACCTGCGGTGGAAAACTAGATACCCAACCACTAATCCAACTATGAATCTAACTGTTTGCGGCGCATATCTTAGAGATGGAATCTTTTATATGAGGAATGGTGTCAATGATGATTCCGATGGCGATGATATTAGAATCACAATAAGAACACCTTCTATTGATTATGGAGACATTGGAAAACGAAAATTCCCAAAAAGGCTAGTGTTTGAGATGGTATATAAAGATGCCGACCACGATCTTCCAGCCGCATCAACTACTTATGATGTGTATATAAAATGGAGAGATGAAGGAATCGCTACCTGGGGAACCGAACACACAGTAACTTGTTATCCTGTTGGTGGTGGAATTTACAGAGGCACATTAAACAGGATGGGTAGTTATTACGCTAGACAGTATGAAACATATAATGAGGATATACTTGGTTATTCTTCAATAATGGAGGAGTTTTGAGCGAGATACACATAACACCACCAAGAGACCAGGAGGAACTGAACGTCCAGCGTCCGCAGAACTGGCCTTGGAGGGTAGCCACTAAGCTCAATGAGTTGTGGAATTGGATCGTGGATATGCTTTCCGGATTCACTGCTGGGAGCGTCATCTTTTCTGATGGGACTATACTGGATGAGGATAATGATAATTTCTTCTGGGATGATACAAATAAGAGGTTGGGAATCGGCACGAAGACACCAACAACTCCTTTGAATATCTATACTGACAACGCTTTGACCACTGGAAGTATATTCCTACAACAAGACGGTGCTGGAGATGCTAGTACTCGATTTAGTATTGTAGGTGCGGTCAATTGGGCATTTGGTATTGATAATTCAGATTCTGATAAGTTTAAAATAGAGAGTTCAGCTTCGCTAGGCGCTGCTACGGCTGAACTAACCTTAATGACCAATGGAAGAGTTGGGGTTAATACAACTTCTCCCGACACAGCACTTCAAGTAGTAGGAACTGGTAAATTTGGGGAAGATACTACTAATTTCGCAGAATTTGAATCAGACGGAACACTTAAATTTAATGGAACCGCTACGGTTTGGGATGATTATGTAGTACCTCTTGGCCCGAATAACTGGAGAGGAACTTCAAACAATCCAACATTAACTCAACTATTCACGGATGGTAGTGGAAGTCAGGGTGTGTACGCTAGTGTGTTTAGCGATGGTGATGAGGCTATTGTAACGGTTCAATTACCACACGGATACAAAGAAGGTTCAGATATTCGACCACATATACATTTTATGTGTACGTCTGATGTTGACCCGTCTGATAACTTTGGGATAGAATTTGAGTACACATGGACTAATATTGGTAGCGACTTTCCTGCAAACTCAACACTGGAAACTAATGATATTCCAACTGGAGTAGATACGGACAATATGCATCAATTGGCGAATATAACCGCTGCTGCAATAGATGGAACAGGGAAGGGTATTTCATCAGTTCTTTTGTGTAGAATTAAAAGAGTGGCTGCTTCGGGCGATAATTACGCTGGCGGTGTGGCAATAATGGATTTTGATATTCATTATGAAGTTGATACTATTGGGAGCAGGTTAATAGTAACAAAATAAAGGAGATTAGTCTTTGACAGATGATGTTGAAATTATAGAAGAGTTTGATATTGACATATTTAAAGATCAACTTTCTCTTGTTGCTTTAGAGAATGAACTTTTAAATATGGAACAAGTGGAAACAACCTTAGAGCATTCCTTTTCTCCGGGTATATATGTGCGGCAACTCTTTATTCCTGCCGGGGCGCTAATAATAGGAAAGCGACACAGATATGAAACGTGCAACATGCTTTTAAAAGGAGAACTTTCTTTATACATGGGGCCAAATCGTCCAGCTAAAAAAATATCCGCGCCATGCGTGTTTAATTCTAAGCCGTTAGTAAAAAAGATGGGATACGCTCATACTGATGTGATATTTGCCAATGTTCATCCTACAAATGAGACTGATTTAGAAAAAATAGAAGAAGAGTTTATAATTACAGAAGAAGAATATGATGCTTTAGAAATAGAGCACGAAGGAGGACAGAAATGTCTTGGATAGCAGTAGCAGTTGGGGGTTCGGCGGTTTTAGGTGTGTATTCGGCGAATAGGGCGATGAGCGCACAAACAAAAGGAGCCAATCAAGCATCAGCAATGCAATCCTATTGGGGCAGAGAAGGTATTAAATCCCAAATGGATATGTATAGCAGACAAAAAAAGGATGCTTATCAGGATATGATACGACAATGGGGCGCAGGGAGAGATTATAGAAACATGGGACGTATGGGAATGAAAAGCATGGGTTTGAAAAATATAACCCCTGAAACGTCTTACGATCAAAAAACAGGCAAAGCTTTGAGCATGGGTCAGTATTCTATGGGTGATGATAAGTATAGCTGGTTTGGTGGAAGTGGTCAAAAACGGGAGGGGTATCTTTTTAAGACCAATCCTGAAGGTGAGGGTAGTTGGATAAAACAAACCTCTGCCCCGGCTGCGATACAGTCTGTTATGGGCAAAGCTCGTAAGGAATCAGGATATATTTATGGTAAATACGATCCTTACACAATGGCAGGGAAGACCGATCCGAGTTTATATCCTGCACCTTATCAACAGGGAAAACCGCGTACGTCTGGATTAGGCAGGGAGAAAAAAAATTTGGACAGTGAGGAGTATATGGGCGGCAGATTTAGTGGGAAATAATAAATAAGGAGTAAATTATGGTAATATATGCTGGCGAAGAAGACCCTTTTGGACAGGATACCCCTCTTGTTCATGAACCTGTAGTTCAGGGCGTCTTGGGTGTGGGGCGCGGTGTTTTTAATACCATACGGGATAGATTAAGCCCAGAGCCAACAGGCGAAAACTATTTTGAAA